GTTATATTTACCCCCGGTTTGCACGGGACTACCTCTGGGCTTACTTCAAGGTAGTTGGGGAATGATTGTGATAGAGAACACACGAGCGGGAAACAAATCAACAATAAACAAATCTATATTTTTGGCCGCTACGCCACAAAGGGGCGATGTTGAGGCAATCCCGAAGGAAGCAGCATTCAGATACATAAGAAATAACGAAACAAACAAACAAAAACCCTAGAGAGCCAACGCTCCCAACAAACTAGTAGCCACACTAACAGCAGAAGTAACACTCGACGCGACCGACTTGGCACTGGACCAAACACTAGACACATCTTCCATAAACTTCGCCTCGTCAACCCCAGCGGCATCAACATTCCGTATAGGCGGAACCTGTGCGGCAATGTTAGAATACGCTGCACAAAGCAGCGGCTGCCAAGGGGGAGAGGGTTTGCACATGCTAGTTCCGGACCCAATAAAAGCATGGGATCCTGTTCCAAACAGAGCAGAAGAAGCATTAGGAAGGGTCTCGTAATGGTAGATAATCTCCATCTCAACAAGAGGAGTCAAAGGAGGAGCAGCACCTCCAGTGGTGGTTGAGACGCCATCGATGAAAACACATATATACATATGCCCAACACCATTAGGATTGTCAGAATCACCATACCGGGAGGACAAAGCTCCAAGAGAATTATCATCAATACCCCAAGCCGTGCTAGTGGGTTTAAACAACTCGGCCTCGACACCATACCGAGGGAAAACTCCGATAATCTCGTCCTCCTCCAAAGAACTAAGAGCGTAATGCTTATAGGACGGGAGAGCGAGCATGTCAGAGAGATTCGTGGGTAAGGCAGTCTGCCAGCCGTTTTGCAACTCATTCGTTGTGGGGTTGCTAGAAGTACCTGTGCTGGTTTCGCGGGTCAAACTGACGAAGACCGTAGCCAAATGGATTGTTCCGCTAACGGAAGCAAAGTTCATATTGGAGGTCAACTTCATTGCCCCTGCGCACAACCTAGCAGCAGAATACAACTGTCTCAAAGTAGACAAGTTGGGTATGACATTGTCTATGTTAATGATCCCAGAGCTGGGACCGAAGGCGTTCAGGCTATGGGGAGCGCCGGTATAGACAACCCCATTCGGCCAATGAAACACCCCCGGAACACCGGCATAAAGACCGACGGGGTTGGTACCACAAACCCCATTAATAAAAGCCAGAGAAGGATCGGGCGTCACCACAAACAAAGCTGTACCGCCTTGTGGGACCACACCGACCATATTCACATCCGTATAAGTGCCCGCCACTCCAGACGTCTGCATCGACTGCTCAAGAGAGCCACGATAAGCACCAGTAAGTGCCCTCGTTTGGTCAGAATACTTGACGCCTTGTGCTGCTGCGGCCCACGGATCGACATACGCTGTCAATATATCAGGAAGCGCATAACCAAGGGACTTAGTCCTTTGGCCACGCCTGTTCCTACCAGGAAACCCCTGTATCGGCCCCATGGACTCAATTTGCTGAAACTCCTGCTTGGGCCTGAACAATCCAACAGACGTCGAGATTGATGATCCTTTCCTGGTTCCTGAACGCGAACGTCCACGGGACCTAGATCGAGATCTGGCCTTTGGCTGGAATTTCACAATAGCCCTCTGGCCTGCCTTGCGTGAGCGAGGCATCGTTAATAAGAAAATGAAATCTAAATGACAAAAAGAACAAATAATATACAAGATTCAACATAAAATAAAGTTGAGTGTATGGGTTGTATGGGATCCCCGACCCAATAACGGAGACTGTTCATCAAAAGAAACCCAAGGACGGGCCGATCCGTGCAGTCGTTCGGCATTCCGTGGGAGAACCCACTTAGCACGTAAATATTGACAACCTAAGAAACGTTTTGGACCATTTAATTCTTTCAACCCCATAGCACTTCCGGTGCCAACGCTACCACGGCATGGGAGTCTGGTAGGTGAGCTCCTTAACAAGCTCATTGCCGACTCTCATGCCACGATAAAATTCTTCCATTACCAACTGCTCACAGGGAGTGATTCCAAACGCCCAATAAAAACTAGCTCTGGTGGCGGGGAGAATGGGCCCATACGACCTCTTCATCCCCTTAGCCAACTGACGGACGCCCCAAGACTGCAAGTCCGAGGCCGATTTCCTCTCATTCCCACTAGCCACATAAGACTTGTAGAATTCCTGGAAAACCGGCACTTGACCAGTCATAGACAACCCACCAGTCCCAACGGCATGTACCCACCCAGAAAATGCGGGCCCAGACTGCCAGCCACTGACACACATGGTGTCCTTGGCCAAGGCAGTCCGGGGATTCCGAACCATGATATAATCGTCAAAGTTCGGACCAACAAAAATTGGGTGTGTCTGGCAAAACTCAATTTCTTCAAAGATATAACAAGGAGGCTCAACAACCATGGTAAAACCCATACGATGGAACCAGTCCTCAAATCCAAGAAGAAAGCGCTCCAAATCCTCTTGCTCCATGAAAATGACACAGTCATCCCCATTGTTAGCAAGCTGGATCCGGACGCCAATTGATGCCGCATAAGCGTGGATCATGGCACACATGAGAACACAATTCCCTAAAGAAGTGTTCATGTCTCCACTCATCCTACCACCCACGGTCTTATACTTGAGCTTGCCATCAGCACAGTATCCCCGACACTTATTGGCGAGCTGATGAGACAACAAATGACTCAACCGCCGCCTCATTGCCTGGGTCCGGAAGCACGGGAGATAAGTCTCATGCTCCCAGACAAGGGCATCTCTGCTGACATGCTGGTCCATGCGTTTAGCATCAGCGCCAACGGCGACAGGGTTCTTAAACATACCCCATTTCTGATGCATCGCACGACCACTAGTGGACGCGTTCATCCCTTTAAAAACAGTAACATGACCAAAAAGTTGGCCAAGGGCTTTAAAAAGACGCTCTTCAATTGCGCGCAAATAGCGCCCAACCTCTATATTATACCT